TTTAACACATACAAAAAACACCCAAAAACCGTAGTTTTCAGGTGTTTTCCGCCCCTGCCAAGAATCGAAGCGACGGGATTCGAACCCACGACCTCTGCGTCCCGAACAAAAGACAACCCGAATTAAACAGTTTTATCAGGAATTATTTAGTGTTATTGTATATTATTTATTCCTGAACGACAACGGAAATTGTGCAATTCTACTATCATTTGTCGGGAAAAATTAGGGAAAACATAATTTATCGGTAACAAATCGGTGTGCTATCTATGCCAAAACATGAAAATCGGCTTTCTACTTTGGTAGAAGGTCGATTTTTGTGCTTGTGGTCGTACTGGCACAAACCACGGTTCAAAGCGTGGAAACCGTGGAATATGCTTTTTTGTTTTTCGATTCGCACGAATCGCCGTTTTTCCTGTTCGTAACAGGGCAACGGGAAACCCAACTTTTGGGAAAAGTGGGGGCAAGCAATAACGGCTTGTCCCTTATTATTATTAACAATTTTAGCAATTTACATATAGGAGATATTAAACATGGCAGTTGGACGAGGCACAAAAGATGAACGTTCTGTGATTCCTGCTTTGCGTGAGATGGTCGGAAATGATTATATGGCGTTCTGGATAGCGTGGAAATACGCCCCTGATTTACTTCCTGAACAATGCAAAACATTTTCGGAGTTAAGCGACTACTACAAATGCATTTCAAACAAGAAACTAACCGAACGTGATTGTGAGAAGTTTCTCTATATCGACAAAGTACAGAATGCTATAAAGTGGCTTCTTAAAAAGCAGAAGAACGCACGCATGATAGAACTGTATAACACATGGTTTCAGGCAGCAAAGAATGATTCTAACGCACTAAAAGAATTTTTGAAGTTACAAGACGAATTTTTCAAAGACGCACAGGTTTCAGAACTTGAATCCATTCTCCGTGGCGTGGACATACCAGATTCAGACGAAGACGATTCGGATGATTATGAAATGACAATTTAAAGGGGCGACAATGGTTTTAAAAGAGAAATTACAGCGAATAATGAATGATCCCGTATTGTGGATAGAAACGTTCGTTCAAATCCCCGACAAAACAGGTCGTGTTGTCCCGTTCAAGTTGAACCCACAACAAAAGTATCTGTTAAGGAACATGGGAAAGTTTAACATAGTCCTGAAAGCAAGACAGTTAGGATTGTCTTCTGTTATGTTTGGCTATGCCCTTTACATAACGCACACGAAAGCGAATAGCACTTGTCTTTTGATGGCTCATAGCATGGACGGCGTGCGAGACATATTCAAGAAGCTAAAGTCCCAATACAACAACATGGCTTCATGCGTGAAGCTAAAAACTACCAGTAATAACCGTACAGAACTATCTTTTACAAACGGGTCACAAATCATTTGTTGCACTTGTGGTTCAAAAGACGTTGCAAGGGGTTCAACATTACAGTTTGCGCACTTGTCGGAAGTTGCATTTATGAATGAAAATTTCGAGAACCAGTTTCTAGCTATCGAGCAAGCACTCGCACCAGATGCGAAGATAGTTCTTGAATCCACGGCAAACGGCTTAAATGCTTTTTCCGATTATTGGAATAAGGCTACATCGGGTGAATCTCCCTTGTGGAAACCCTTCTTTTTTCCGTGGCAAAAAGACCACATGATGCACGCAACAGAGCAAAAGCTATATGCCGAACAATATAAAGCTATCCACAACGACAAGCCATTGTCAGAAGACGAACTAACAGAAAAAGAAATTGGACTGCTAAGAGATGGAGCGACTATAGACCAATTAATGTGGCGTAGGCTCAAAATCTCCAATAGTAGTGAAGAACAGTTCTGTCAAGAGTTCCCGTCAAACCCGACAGAAGCATTTGTGTCCACTGGCAGTAATGTTTTCAGCGCGCAGTTAATACATGAAAGATTGGGTAATCTTTACTTGACCAAAAAGAAGACAATACCAATTGACGTATTAGCCCCCATTTCCAAAACACGACAATATTTAACGGTTTGGAAACTACCAGTCAAGAAGCAGAAATATTTCATCGGCGTGGACACTGCCGAAGGTTTAGGCGGATCCTCTGACTATTCCGTTATCTGCGTCATGGACGAAGAAGGTTTTCAATGTGCCGAATGGCGTTCAAATAAAGTTAAACCCTATGAGTTTGCGGACGTAGTTTTAGCTATGGCACAGTGGTATAACAACGGCTTGTTAATCATTGAAAGAGCAAGCGCAGGTCATACCGTTCTTGATAAGATAGTTCATGACAAGCATTATGCCAATGTCTATAAATATAAAGAGTACGACCAGCGAGGCAAGAGCAAGAGAAAACCCGGATGGGAGACGTCCGGAAAATCAAAGCCTCTTATGATAAGCGACTTTCAGGAGTGGTTTGAGACGAAGCAGTGTTGTATCAACTCAAAGGATCTTTTAGAGGAAATGAAACTCTATCAGATGAAGGACGGGTCTTATAATGCTTCAAGCGGACATGACGACACTATTATGTCGTGTGCAATGGCTATTCAGGGTATTAAATCTGGACAATACTATTTCAATTGGTAATGTCTTTTTTTATTGTTATAAGTTCATATATATGAGGAATTTAACGAATGTACAATTTGTATACTAATGAAGAAATTAACGAACCTAGTCTCGCATGGTTCATTAACGAGATTGAGCAACCTGAACACAGTTTCAGGCAACGCAATGTTAAAACTATAATCAATCACTTGCACAGGAGACATAGCGTATTAGAGCGGTTAAAGCATACATACACTTTCAAAAACGGCAGATTCACCCCTGCTGCTATCATCCTGCAAGGACTCAAAACCGTTTTGAATTTCCACGTTGCTTATCTTGTCGGCAATCCCGTTTCAATCACGGGGACTGAAAAAGCGGTTGAGCACTTCAATGATATTTACCGCAAGGGGATTTACTCAAAGGTTGATTGGCAAATCCTGTATGATTTAATGGAGTTTGGCGATGCTTTCGAGTATGTATATTACGATGCCAAAACCAACAGTATTAAATCAAAGGTGTTCAGGAATGCGGATAGTTACCCCATCTATGACGACCACGGGGATTACTCCTACTTTGTCGAACACTGGAAAGACAAGAGAGGAAACAAGCATTACACAATCTATTTTCCCGACCATATTGATACATACATCAATTATAGGCTAGTGGATTCTGCACCAAATGCAACGGGTCTTCCCATTCACTATGTGGGAATGGAGCGTGCAATCTATGACCATTTCGGAGATTCTCTTGTTTTAGACTTGATTCCTATTATGGACAAGATAGAGCATTTGCTTTCAAAAGAGGATGACGCAGTAACTACGCTTTCCCTTAATCCTATTCTGTCTATTCAGGGTCAGAAGGTATCAGAGAAGGAAATGCAGGACAGCAATATAGCAGGTTCCGTTCTTCATCTGGACGATGGACAGAAGGCCGAATGGGTCAATGCAGAAATGGATTACAATGTCATCAAACACGAACTTGATAACCTCTATCAACAGTTTAACATGGTTGCTTGTATTCCGGCTGGTGCCATTGGCCAATCGAACATCGCAAATGTGAGCGAGTCCACAACGAATATCATCTATCAGTTGACGGAGAACAGAGGAAAGCAGAACATGAACGCTTTGATTGATGGTTTCCGTCAAAGATGGCAATACATGCGATTGTTAAGCGATCCTATTTCGGATGATGATTTCAATTCTTTAAACGTAGTCTTCAATATTAACAAACCTGTTGACACTAAGAACAACATGGAGAATATGCAAATTCAATATAATATGGGGGCGATTAGCAAGAAAACCGTCATGGAACAGTCGCCGTATACAACGGATTCTGCGCAAGAGTTGCAACGACTCGCAGAAGAGAAAGCGGAAGCAGGAGAGGCACAACAGAGCGAACAGCAAAGCGAATAATTGCCAAAACGAAAACGGGGACTGCGCTAACGTGCGGTTCTCGTTTTCTCTTTTATCTGGTGTTCTGTATAGTCGCAGAAGAGCAACGTTGAATATCTGCGATGTTGAGAAATTAAAAATCTAAAGTGTTTTGGGGCGAGTGAAAGTCGTTTTTGGATGAAAATTTTAAAAATTTGCGGTCGCTACGCTCTGGAAATATGCTATATATAGCGTTTTCTGTGATAGATGTGTGCTAGATGTTGTGTTTTATATAGATGTTGTTTACAGTTTGTGGGCGAAAATGAGGGGATTATCTATAGATTTTGACTGTTCCAGTCAATTTTCGTCAAATCATTGTGCAATATACACAAAAACATACCTATAAAATTGTGCATAATGACTATACTGTTTTACGATTTTGAGCACGGAAAGTGCGGAAATTACGTTACTCGCCCCTTGTTCCGCCATTGTGCAACATGCCCATGCTTTTCGATGGTTAGCAAAACCTAACAAGAATTGACCTGTCGGGGGATATGCCCCCATTGTTGGCAGATTGCATAATATACACAAATACATGTATAGAAATGCATAATATGCATAGCAAATAAAACATTGATTTTATCGTGGGGATACTGCGCAAGTCCCCGAATCATTCAAGCTAATAGCGTGTTTCGCACTCTAAATGGAGCGGATACCGTACTATTCAGGGGAAAAGATCCTGTTTTATATCGGGAATTGTGGGGATATAATGCGGAACAGTTCCGTTTTATTGCGCTATCATCTGGAACTATATGCAGTGAATCCCCATTTTATAGCGACCGGATACCTGTATTAGATGGTTCAGGCAGCCGAACCGTGAAATAAAAATAGCTATGCAGTACCAGATTTTATTAGAAGTCCTACAACTATGCTCTGTATGTGGGGGATGATAACGGCATATAGTCCCACGATACATAGCCAAAACACAAAGCAATTCTTCTATATCAACGCTTCATCCGTTTATCCCCTAACAGTTGGAGACATGCAACGGTTTGTTCTGCGAGTATCCGCTATACTGCCAGTTATGCGGATGATTACATCGTGAAGCTATGAGTCTTCGTTGTGTTGGCGACTTGAAACCAGATAGACGAGCATCTGCGAAAGATATTTGAAGCGTAGAACATGCCGTATTACTCCCATATTCCGCACGACATGCCAACAAATAAACGCAATTGTGATAATTTACATAGTCGCTCTACATTGTACAAACACATTGAAATGTATAGTATTGACTTCGTGAAAGAGATATTTAGCGAATAGTTAACTATGAATTTTGCACAAAGACATTTTGAAAAGTCCTCTGTAAGCAAAGATTAGACTATTCAGGATACATTTATACGGGGTCGTTTATGCATAAAAAAATACAGAATATGCATGATTGTGCAGTTTCACAATAGGTTTTTTGTGGGTAAAAAATGACGGTTGCGGAATACCGTTAATAATCCGGACGATAGCGACACAGTTACAGGATACCGATAAAGCCAATAGAAAAGGATCCTGTGACGCTTGCGCTGGTCTATTGTCATGTTGGCGTGACTAAAACAGTACAGGTCTATGTTTGTGTAGCTTATCCGGTATCCGTGGACTATGACAGGTCATAGACAAATCTACATTGAGTATCAACGCAAGGACTCATACACATGCGAGTGCAAGTCATGGCTTCTATGTATAGTGGCAATGTCAAAGACTAATCTATGTCGCCATAGGTCGCACGATGGTTAAGCATCTGGACTATTGAAGGAATCAGGAAAGCCAACACAAACAATCAAGTCATGCACGAAGATAGCAAGCCGATATACTTCTATTCTACTAACTCACACACAAGCGGATTCAATGCGTGATTCTATTCTGTTGGGAATCATAGACTATCAAGCCGACACAATGCGACCTGAACACATGCCGATTCACTGCCGGATGATCCAGAACAACGCCACAATGCGACCCTTAACCGTGGTCGTTTTGGCTGTCGTTTCACTCGTTTTCAATTCTGTTTTTTGCAGAAGAACAGAGTTAGTACATTTGTTTGATGTTTGTACATGCCTAAACCGTTGCGATACAACCGAAAAAGATTCGGCTGCATGATGCGGTGCGACAGGATCTTGAAGCGACTAATCAATACTGTCGTAGTCTTCTAACGGTTCTGTGCCGTGGGGATAGCGTGCAGATGGTACGAGTTTGTAATCATCTGGTGATACTGTGCGAGTCATGCGGATGTAGCTAGAACATACAAGGGAATTGCCGATGTATCATGCAGTATGTGAATGAGTCGTGCGGATGGTTAGGGTTCGTGACATGAAGACATGCGAGAACAAAGGACTTAGATATAGACATATATAGAGTTTCTTCTCGTTGGCTAGTATACAGCCAATGAACAACATGGATGATATATCCAATAGATGATTCAGGGAAAATGAAAGAAGGAAACAGGAAGACGGAAACAACGAAAAGATACAGGAACGGGGAACACGCAGGACATACCGTTATTAGGCTCTGTGCTTCGCTGTACGGCTTCTAACGGCTTGCTGTGCAGTATCGAGTATATGGGAATATAGAAGCGATACAGGGGATTGTAAGCGGTTGTTCTGGTTCTGGAATGCCGTTGTTAGTATTGTGGTTTTGGCTTTGGAATCTCAATAGATACAAGGGTTTTCCGGTCTGTTCATGCTTCGATTCTGTACAGGAATCAGGAAGAAAACTTGCATAAACTAATGAATATGGACATGCCGTATAACGGCTCTGTGTGGCTCTGTAGCGTTTCGGGGTCGTTTTCATGGAACTGTGCGGTTCTCTGTAAAACGTCTTACAAGGGCGAATAGAGCGGTTAAAACCGTTGTGCAATATTACATGTCGGGGGACTATGAAATCATGGTCTTGTGACCTGCTCGATGGATTCCATTGTGCAACATGCATAATTATAGCTTGAATAATATGCGAATAAATGTGCATGATACACAAATAATTCACCATTACCCCCATTTTCAGAAATATGAACCATCGAAAACCACTTTTTTTCCACCACCAAAATTTTCACCCCTACTAAAACCATGAATCTATAGTTTCCAATTTCCTGAACAAAGATAAAGAACTGATTAGTTTTTGTTCCTTATTTGAAGCGGAAAATCACATATAAAGCCAACTGCGCTAGTGCTTTGGCAATAGAGGAGATTAACACATGAACAATTTGGATAGACTTAGATTATTTTTGATTAATTATAATATTTCTGACGAAGAACTTATTACTATTTTGCGAGACAGAGGTTTGAACCCCTACACAGAATACGACAAGTACACCGACAAAAAGAAAATGCTCTCTTGCGTCTATGCATCCTATTCATTGATTAAGTCCGAAATTCAACGCAAACAAGACTTGATCCTGAATGACATTCTGAAAGAACTTGACGTAAGAGCATAAGCATAGGAGAACAACATGCAAAATATAGATAGATTGCAACTGTATCTTAATAAGAAGCCCTACTTTGAACAAGCCGATTATGAGCAATTCTTGGAAGAGAACGGACTAGACCCATACGAAAACTACGAAGTTTCCAACGACAAAAAAGAAATGCTTCAAACTGTATATGATATACTTCAATGTTTGGCTAATGATATTGACAACTTTAGACGAATCGAAACAGAGTTTGTTACAACTTCTGCTGCCGAACAATATCTTGAAAAGCGTCTTAAATCATTGAGGGCGGACATTGATAAATTAGAAGACCTTGAAAAACAAGATGGTTCTGATTCTGTGACAGGTTATTTCTTCTATAATTCATGAGGTATTGGACATGCGAGATACTTTGAAAAACGTCTTTGACGATACAATGCAAAGAGAAGGGTTAACCGCAACGGCTTATTCATCCGGGTTGACGTTCAACTGCTTCTTTAGAAGATTGTCCGATGGTTTGAACCAGCGAAGTACAATGACGATGTTTTATCCGTTTGGCAGTCCCATTCATGCAGGATCCATTGTTTCAATCAACGGCAAAGACTATATTTGTCTTAACTGTGAGACAGTGGAAAACTCCGTTTATCGGAAATCCGCTGTTGTCGAGTGTAACGGTACGATTTCAACAGAAAATGCAAATGTAATGGACTTACCGTTTTACGGAGCAGGTGCGGAAAGTGCTTTTCCTGTTGGCAACAATATGATTTCCATTATTGATGGCAAAGCGGAAATCATTACAGAAGATTGTTCGGAGTCCCGACAACTCGAAATCAATGATAGATTTAATGCATGGGGGCGGACATGGCAGATTACAAACATCTTCGTTGTCAACGGAATAGTGACATTAAATATTGAAGTCACAGCCGACACGGATATTACTTTCGAGCATGGAATTATCTTCAATGATATTAATGCAAGTGGCTATTCAGTTGGAGATACGATAGAACTTGACGCACACGCCACGATTAATGGAAATATCACTGATGGCGTTGCATTAACCTATACAAGTTCGGATACATCCGTTGCGACCGTGGATGATAACGGCGTTATTTCCATTGTTGGCGCAGGATCCTTCTATATCATTATAAACTGTGAAGCATACGGAGTTAGCGAGATGACCACGGAATCAACTATTGAAGAAGAGGTTCAGGAAGTCGTTACACTGGCAGTAACGAAGATGGGCGAAGCCTATTTAGGCTTTGACAGCGAATGCACAGCGACCATTCAACGCAACGGGGAAACTGTGCACGACATTGCTTTTACTGCAACCGTTGAAAGTTCATTCAGTAATAAGTTGACAGTTTCAACAAATCAGTCAACCGGACTAATAACGGTTGAGGTTCCGGACAACAATTATTCGCTTGTTGGTAAAACATTTGACCTTGTTGTATCTGTTCCAGATTATAACTTAACCGACAAACAAACCGTAAAGATTACTTCGTTCATTTGATATAACCGTTTGCGATGTATTCCGAAAAAAAAGAAATGACAGGGAGCGCAAAAACTCCCTGTCACCACAACAAGACGCACGACTTTCTTTCGAAAGCGTGCAGATAGATTATAAAACATGTAGCGTCTAAAATCACTAAAAATTTTTACGAAATTTATTCGGGAAAATATCTAATAAAATGGTCATTGCCAGAAGGATATATAACAACGTCAAATTTGTTTTCGAGCGTTGAGAACAATATAAGTTCTGCGACAAGTCCCCTTTGCTCATATACATAATTCTTGCTAGTTGACAGCGAATTGTATTCGTCTATCGCTTCTTTGCATTTTAAGCCAACAACAACCACATCCGTAAAATACTTAGTCTTCGTGACGATGAAGGGAACATTAACCCGATTCAGAATGTCCGTGATTCCTGATTTGTTAGCTTCATGCTCACGTTCGAACTCGTTACTTGTTTGTTCCGCATGTTCCGCTTCTTCTATATATCCTTGTTTGGTTTTGGCTACTTTTTCTCTAAAGCACACTTCATAGCCTAAAGTATCTGCGATTTCCATAATTTCAGAAAATCTAATCGTGTTCCGCATAAGTTTATTTGTGATGTTCTGTGCAGATGTCGTTTTGTCTGGATGATTGCTATTCATCAACTCCACGACATGTGCAAGCGTTTCATTGCGCTCTTTCAGGAAACTTTTCAATACTTCTCGTGAATCATATCTTTCCATGTTCTAAACCTCTTTCACTGGATCTTTTGAAGATTATAACATTTTTGGAGCGAAAACACAAAATAGAGTGTTGATATTTGGCTAACATTTCAAAATAACGATATAGTGTTGTAAATGTTATCATGATATATCTTTGAGGTTATTTAGCGTTATTTTGTGTTGACAAGATAAACTATATAGTGATATAGTGATGGTGTGCACGGTAAGTGTGTTATTTTGTGATAACTTAATAACATTAACGTTATCGCGGAAAGGAGAATAGCCAAAAATGAAAACCCACAACAAGACAACTTCATTTAGAGCAAGGGGACACACGCAGATTTTCCCGAAAGCAGCGGTTAAACGTCTACTCTTGCAAAGGTGAAGTCATGACGAAAGAAAACGAAAATGGACGTTTTCGGAAAAAACGTGTGAACTTCTCCATCGTAAGCAATGAGGTTATCAGGGACGATACCATTAGCCTAAAAGCTAAAGGGTTATATTCGCTGATACAGAGTTATATAACTCTTGACGGTTTCACACTGTACAAAGGCTTTCTGAAATCGAAATGCCGTGAAGGAAAGAAGGCTTTCAATACCGCATGGAATGAATTAAAAGATTCTGGTTATCTTCTGCAATACCGAATGCAGGAACCAGAAACAAAGAAATTCTTCTATGAATATGAACTTCTCGACAAAAAACAAGCCATGACCCCAAAAGGGGGCAACGGCTATAACAACCCGATACCCCAAAAGGGGGATAACGGGTTACGGGGTATATCGGTTAGGGAGCATACCGAAAACGGGGAAACTTATAATACTGATAAGAGTAATACTAATGAGAATAATATCTATCGAATCATATCGGTGAATGATGTGATGGAGCAAATAGCGATTTCCGAATTTGGATTTTGGGATACGAACCAAGCGAAAGAAATTGCTCTCTTAATTACCGATGTTTATAACATGCAGGACGAAGCGGAAATAAGGGTTTCAGGAATACAGAGAACCGCTAAAGAAGTTAAAGAACGGTTCCGTCTTCTGGATCATTACCACGTTCTATATGTAATAAATGCAATCAAGGGCAATACAACGGATATTCGGAACAAACGAAGTTATCTAATAACCGCTCTTTACAATGCACCAACGACATTGGAGACACATTACCAGAACGAAATTAACACAGGAACTTAGAGGAAGGAATAGACAACAAACATGAACGCCAATAGGACTGACTTGTTATTGCTCGTAACGCTTGCGAGTAATAACGCAGATTCAAAAGGTTACGGGTTGACCATAACGGAGATTATGGAAAATATCACGGCGACAGGATGCACGAAAACCCGAATGACAGTTTACAGACGGATGAAACGGCTTCTTGCTGATGGTTATGTCGTCAAGGGGATACTGTCAGACCATGCCGATACATTTTGTATTTCTGGCAAAGGAAAGGAACTGTTAGAAGTCGCAGAAAGGAAAGTTCAATAATGAGTACGAATAGTTTCTATACATGCATAGTCCTGAAAATTGACGCATTCGAAAGTGTCATTGTCACCGAAAAGCATTTTTCCACTTTGGAAGAGGCAGCCGAATACAGGGATAGTCTTGAATCCGGTCTTGTGTGCGTCATAGCGGAAATCTAAAGAAGGGAGCGCAGAAAATGAACCTGAAAGAAAAGACTCTCTTTATCGGTTTAGGGAATTGTGGATGTAAAATCACTAACCTGTTTGCGGATATGGGTTATACATGTATATTCGCTAACGGCTCTGAACAGGATCTTAAAGTATTAGGCAACCAGAAGGGCATCTATAAACTTGAAGGTTATGACGGGTTCGGCGGACACAGGGAAAGAGCAATGCAATGCTTGTGCGAGAATGTAGCATTCACGGACGCATTAGAGGACATTCCGCAAAGTATCATCTTCGTTGTTTACGCTTCTGGTGGCTCAACAGGATCCGGTCTGTCTTCTGTCGTAGCGCAGTACATCATTGATTCCTACGATGGAGCGAAGACGATTTGCATGTGTCCGGTCTTGCCAAACGTGGGAGAAGATACGAATAAACTTTGGAATGCATATCAAGTCGGGGCGGAACTTTCTGAAATGTGCGAGATTGGAGCAACGTTTTTTATTGACAACAACAGTTGCGACAACTTGAAACAGATTAACCGCACATTTGCCAAAGTGTTAAACGCATTTCTCACGAATGACGCTTGGAGCGAGAACAACAACTTTGACGAATCCGAACGTTTAGAACTCTTGTCGGAATCGGGGGCGATGGTCATTAGTCAGTCCGAACGACAGTATAAGATAGTTGACGACCTTCTGCACAATACGGTTTTCGCTCCCATTGAACGAGATAATGTCGTGGGAAAGTTCGGCATAATCCACGGGGGCAAGAGATCCATTACAAAGGATTCGTTAATCGCAGAAGTTGGAAAGCCCTTCAATATTTTCGAAGGATACGGCAAGGGGGCAACACTTGTTGCAATGTCGGGGTTGACTTTCCCGTTTGGCAGAATTGAACAGTTTGGCAAGTTGGCAAAATCCGCACAGGATGAAAGACAAAGGAACCTGAACGCACGGAAACAACATGTTCTCCCAAAACTCGATTTGTCAATGACCATGACGAAACCCACGGTTCAGGAGAAGCCGAAAACAAGAGTTTCAGGAAGAGATGCTTTAATGCAGATGCGTAAGAGAATGAGCAGTTAATTATTTGCTGGCATATCGGCGTGACGGTGAGGAAGAAGGTTCTATGTTTAGTAAAGAGGAAATGCAGCAGGAACGAGAAAAAGCTATGCGTCTTCATGGGATTACAAACCCTGACGCAACCGATGAGGAAATCAGGGATTGCGTTTATAAGAATCTGATTATCCCTTCTTATGAAGAGTTTAAGAAAAGGCTTTTTGATGAAATCAAAGAAATCGGTATTGAAGATGACAAGGAATATATAGAAGAGGTTTTTAATCCCAAAAGTGATTTATACGAATATTCTCATTTTCCTAATGATTTGTTTTTTCACATCAATCAATCCGATTTCAGTTTGCGTATTTATTCTATAGGCGACCACCTCTTTGATTTCGTTTTTGGTTTGATTGCGGAATATAATATGTTATGGGCTTATGGTTACGAAGCACACGACATAAGCGACAATATGCCGTTAGAGTTGGACGACAAAAGACCCGAAACAGTTTCACTTAAATATTGGGATCGGCTCTATAAAGATGATATTCGGGAACTCAAAGACCTTATCATGTCTTTGGCACAGGATGACGAGGAATAAAGGAAGGATTCGGACAATATCCATGTAAGCAAAAAAATATGATACTGGCGTGTATTGGGATTCAAAAATAAAAGCATACAGGAAATCGGACTGTGAAATTATAGGTTCGTGGATGATGGACTATATGAGTAAGTTGAATGTCGCTGAATATGGCGTGATTGTAGAAAATCCCGATGGTAGTTTTCAGGTTTTGAAATAATATCGTTCCGCTGGCATAACGGCGACACGGTGAGAAAGAAGGTTAATCATGGCAGTATGTGAATTTTGCGGAAAAGATATGCTTAAAGCAGACGGATGCTCTGTTACACACATTGTGTATAAAGGCAAGAAATATCCAAGGATCAAATGTGGAGACAAAGGGGACAGATTCGAAGGGGAGAAAGACGCGAGATGTTGGGACTGCAACGCAAGGACGGGATTTTATCATCATGTTTTCTGTGATTGCGAGAAATGCCCCATTTGCGGGGGGCAACTTCTTTCGTGCATCCATTCTTTTTATAACGGGACAATGATTGCCATCAATTCAAAATCCAACTAATGCGAGGGGGAATATATGAGAAGCAAATTTTACGCATTTTACGAGTTTGATAACGCAAGACAAGTCGCCATGTTTGATACTGAAAAAGAGCGTGATACATGGGTGGCGAACGAAATCAACTTCGTGCGCAGCCCCTTAACCTATGACGATGTTGTTGATATTTTAGCTTGCGATCCTGCGAAAGCACAGCGAGAAGCGGACGTTGTTAATGATGGGGTTATCTGGTTGATTGCTCCGCCCATTCCGGAAGACATCTACGAAGAATGATAGAAGATAGCGGACGGAACTACTAATAGTATAAGGCAAGGGACACAGTAACTTGACCGTTATTGTGTCCCGTTTGTGCATTTATAGGACTTTCTATCATTATTCATAGAGAATAGACCCTTATATAGCAGATGGGGGAATATACCAAAATGCTATCAGGTTTTTCTCTTCTATGATTATTCATAGAGAATCGGGTGTTAAATCAAAAGATAAGCAGAGCCAGGACGAAGAATTTATATATGAATTTATTCTTAGATGCGAATAGAGGCGTGAAGCTATCCCACCATGTGGAAGACGTTATTATACGGTATGTAGTGGGGTTCTGTGACATCGGTTAAATAACGGTGTTATGTGGTATACATAGGGATTCGTCCCCACAAAATGCAATTGCTATTAGATGGTGTATCAAGGGAAAAGTCCAATGAGTTAGATAACGGTATTAGATGGTATATCAGGGGGAATGCGTCCCCACGGTTCGCAAACGCTATTAGATGGTATATCAGGGAGTAATTGCGCAGAACGTGACAAAGCTAATCAACGCTATTATGTGGTATACATAGAGACTTTTACAAATTGTGATATGAGTTATCAATCGTACTTACAGGGTATCTGTATATACTGTTTCATACCAGTTCGCAAAATGCACTTATATGATATATATAGACATTTTGGCTGTTTGTGTGGGACTCACTGGAAATCTGCATTATGTGATATACATAGAAGATTTGTCCCCACGTTTTACAAACGTTATTACATGGATATGTAGAGAACGATTCCGTACCATGTGGGAACCTCTATTATAGGGTATCTATACAGATACCAGAATCTTAATTTTTTTAATCGTAACATAGCAACGTAGCAAGGTTAATAACAAAAGGAGCAAATCGAAATGAACTTAAAAAAGAGAGCAAAAAACTTTATTGAAGAAATCGGGCTGCCTGTTAGCAGATTCGGACGAAATGTCGGAATACATGGCGACAGTGTGCGCAGATGGCTAAAAGGCGACCTGAAACTAAAGCCAGAAACAGAACAGCGGATTGATGATTTTTTGAAGAGTCTTAACCGCTAACAATTATTAGGAGTGAAAAAAACATGATTAAGATGATTAAACGGCTATTCTGCGATCACAGTTATGATTTAGTCCGCATTATTTACGGGGACGAGATCTATTTCAGGAATGCAAGGCAGGAATGGCAATGTTCAAAATGCGGTAAATACAAATATATCTAAATAATGGAGTTTTCAAACATGAATGATTCAAAAACCATGAAGCCAAAGAAGAACCACAAAATAATCTATTCTCTAAAACTCGCAGGATACTTGATGTATCATGGCTGTCGATTGATCCGGACAGAACCAGATATAGAGAATCCGAGACTAAACAATTTTGTGTTCTATGACGATGATAAAGTCGATATGTACATGAAACAATTTTACCACGAAGAGGAAACAGCGAAAAATGAGAACGAAAACTTACATAGCAGAAAAAATAGGCGAACAGTTCAGGGAATGGCACAATGAAGGTGTAATTATCGCAAGCGGAACAGATACCGGCAAAACCACTTTCATAATTGAAAAGCTAATTCCATATGCAGAACTTCAACAAAAAAATGTCCTGTATCTGGTAAACAGAAAATCATTGTATGCGCAGATAAAACAGAGAATCACAGAATTTGGACATGTCAAACTTCTTACCTATCAGGGCTTGCAATCTCTGATTCGGAAAGAAGCCAATATTACACACTATGATTACATCATAGCGGACGAATGCCATTATTTCTTGACCGATGGACTTTTTAACCAGTACACCGACATTGCATATAACTGGCTTCGAAGCCAAACGGAAAACGTTGTTATCTATATGAGTGCAACGGGAAATAACTTGTTCAACGGTTTATTGCTGTCAGGAATAGTGCATCCGAACAGATATTACAGTATTCCGCAAACATACGAGAATGTAGAATCAGTTTACTTTTACGCAAAGAAGCAAATCACGGATGTCATTGATTATATACTTGCCAACAATCCAAGCGAGAAGATTCTCGTATTCGTCAATTCAATGAAAAGATTGAAGGAAATGCACTCCTACTATGGAGACAAAGCACACTACTTATGTAGCAAGTATAACGATGAAGGAAAAAACCTGTCATGGATTGAATATGATTGTGTAGCAGATTGCCAGTATCAAAAGCAGATCCTGTTTTGCACTAAAGCGCTAGACAACGGAATCGACCTTAAAGACGCAAGTATCAAGCATGTTTTCAGCGAAATCATTGATATTGATTCAGCGATTCAAGCCATAGGACGCAAACGACCTATAAACGAGAACGATTCATACAAACTGTATTTTCAGCGATATGATAATCGAGCGGTCACGCAGTTCAAAAGAATAGAAGAAACTGACCTGTTGCCAGTGATAAAGCTAATGACGGATAGAGAAGCATTTTTTCAGGAATATAGACATGACCGAGATTTGCTCCGAAAAAACAAGATTCTGTATGGTGAAATGTCCGGCGGTAATGCTTTAGGCACGATACACATTAATCATATCGTGCGACAAAAATATGAATATGATGTGCGGATATTCGGGGCAATGCTCCGTGAAGGTTACGAAAATGTTTTGATGAAACTGTTGCCCCCTCTTAAATCCAAGGTGAAGATTTTAGAAGTCAAACGGGCAAACAGTGACAAGTTTCTTGAATATCTCACAGCCAACGAGGGAAAGAAGATGTTCAAAGCAGAACAAGAAGTTCTGAAACAGAAATTCACCGATTTGTTAGGGTTGAGGGATAGAAAAATGGGCATAGGTGTCTTGAACGGAAAATTGCAAGATTGCAAGTATCCATATGAAATCAAGTCGTTTCAGGAAACTAAAGGGGAAAACCGAAAGAAAAGATATTGGATAATTGCCCCAATGGGGCGTGGTCTGTGCTGAACATACAAATCACCAATGCCCCAAAATGCCCCAAATTAAAGTTCAATTCCTTTATAAAAAAATGTCCTTTTTGGGGCAAAATACATTCGTTATCCGGGACGAAAAATGCAATTTTGCAAATCATGCCCCACTAGATAGTAGTTGTATTTTGGCTATAAAGCCAACACAAAAATAAAAAATATGGATGGGTGTTTTTCGTAATGAACGCAAGTGAATAAGAAAAAAACGACACGCATTTGTCTATAGACAAATGATGTCGTTTGATGCTTTCGCATCACTCCCACATGGAAATATTAATATTAAGCGAAAATCAGGCAAAGCAAGGTTCACAATACACAGCTGCGTACAGTATGAAGCTATGCATTAAAGCCAACAAGAAAACAACTGACATATGAACGGCGAATAGAACGATTCCGCTTTTTGGTTTTGGCTAAAGTTTTGGAGTTTTTACAATGGAGCGCAAGCGAAATTGGAAAAGAACGGTATCGTTGTACGAAGGACAACAGTATACCGTTTCTATCACGAAGACCGCATGAGCATAGCTGTATAAAAGAAATGCTTTCACTGTCGCTATCATGATTTGGTCGCAACCGCTAGAACACAGACCACGCAAAAAAGTCTTTTTGCGGATAGGCGTTGTTCTTCGATTTTGTGTTTTGGCTTATTAATAGCCAACAAGCAAAGATAAGACTATTGAACGTCAATCGGAACGAAGGAATTGTTACCGCTGTCTTTGTGTTAAGGAATACATTTCCATCGGGGACACTTTACGAGGCGTAGTCCCGTGATTCTGCGCTTTGACATTTAATAGCCAACAAGAAAATAACATTCTTAATTTAGGGGGAAAAAGAAACATGAAAATTAGAACTTATGAAATATTGAAACTTGATATTAACCGTTTGGCAAAAGTTGACGGGAAAAAGATAAAAGTTGTTCCGCTGACAATCACAAAAGAAGAAGCACTTCTTAACGGGGAACTAATAAGGGTTCAAGAATCGCAAATGATCCGTGTTATCTGCAATTACTTTTCAGGTCAAACGATTGACATGTCGCAAATAATGATAAATGTACATGTACCCACGGAGTTGAAGACCACGGGCGAGAAGATGTATTTACAGTGTGCGGAAAGTGGAATTACTGTGAATGGACTGCATTACAAGAGATTTGCAAGCGGTTCAGGTCAGATTCGGAATAACACAGTAACTTTTCTGCGAGAAGACTTGATAGAGCCAATAACTAAACTGCTAATGTGCGGTCTTGAATTTTGTGATTTTGGCGATGGCTTCGTGGTTTCGAAATACAATGCATACTTCGCACTTGCGTCCTCTGGTGTGCATTTACTGCCAGATAGCTTAACACCTTCTGTTTGTGTCGTGGATGATTACGAGGAAATCAGACCACACGACACAGTTAATTATGTTACAGAACGTGAAGTTGATTATATTGTTCTTCCTTCTGGCGACTATATACTCGCTTCAAATGATCCTGCTTTCGTTGTGGAAAACGGAAAAGCTACACGCATTAGTGACGGTTCCGTTTTTGTGGTTCGCCACGGCATAAAGAAGGATATTACACAAGCGCATTATGACGAAATTGATAACTCACCTTGTTTGAACTCATTTGACGGACAAGGTTTAATGAGTCCTGATTGGAGCATGAAAGTTAGCAACTTTTTAGGTTTTGGCTATTGTGCATCTGAAATGATAGTCCGCGCTCCGTGGGTGAAGGGACTTTTAGCAACCGTGGACTTCAAGAAATGGTTCTTCGAGCATGGAATTACTGTGATAACTGACAGTTTCGGCAAGGTTCGGAACGTTGCGGACTTAGATGTAATTATCAGTAAGTCACAGTTTAAAATGCATAAGATATATGCGAAGAAGGTTCAGGGAACGAACATCAACGCATGGGATTATCACGCTAGTTGTATGTTGGCGAATGGTCTTCATTGGGGCGTGGTCAAGCCAAATAAACCAGACGACTATGAGAAGACGCTTAACTATCAATATATCGAGGCGTTAGATATTGACGGAACTGATATTGATAGACTTTGCAAGCGGACGAAGGAATATTTAGAATCTCTCAATTCTGGCGATATAAGAGAAGTTTACAAGAATTTGATTAAAGCGGATGCGGACTATGACGATAATAATAATGATGATACAGAGGAACACAAGCCACGGTATCAGGTCGCATTAGATGCCAACAAAGAATTGATTAATGATAAATACATCCGTTCCCTGATTTTGCAAGAGTGCGAAAATAAATTGAATGCAGCCAAATTAGGAAAGATTATAGTTCGGGGAAATTATCAGTTTTGTGTCAGTGATCCGGTCGCACAGATGGAGCATATAGCAAGGAATCATTGCGGAATGGATATTTCCGTTATTGGCGTTGTGCCGTCTGGACATGTTTATTCTAACTATTGGTTGAGCCAGGTTGATAATACGGGACTTGTTACTATTTTGCGTTCTCCTTTGATTGACCGCAACGAGATTGCAAAACGGAAAATCATAAACCACGAAGAAGAATATTTTAAATATTTGCGTTCTGGTTTGGTATTGTCGATTCACGACTTAACCGCTTTAGGTTGTGGGGGCTGCGATTTTGACGGGGATCTTTTGTTTTCTACAAATGACAAGACAGTTGCAAAAGGAAGTTATAACTATGGAACTGCGAAACCTCTTTATTACGAATTGGGGGATACGTCACTTGTTGGCGAAATCACCGACAATAATTTAGCTTTAGCGGACATAAGGGGACTTAATAGCGGTGTAGGCACAATTTCAAATAAAGCAACTTGTTTATATGCTCTTTTGAAGGAATGCCGAAAGAACAGCGCAGATTATAAGAAAATCGAGGATGAAATAATTGCATTAGGACAGATAGTGGGAATGGAAATAGACAGGATCAAAACAGGAATCAAGCCGACATTTCCTCTTGAATGGAAACGCTTGCAAGTCATTTGGTCTAAGGGCGATATATACGAAGATGATTACATGCTTACATCCGAGGAAGAAGCAGCAGGGATTTATAAACACAACTCTTTTGTTCCTGATATAAAGCCGTATTTCATGCGGTACAACTATAAGTATCTTGACGATGACATTAAAAAACTCCGTCATGTGGCAAATCAAAATTCTGTTATTAACTTTGGCTTGAAACTGGATGAATTGGAAAATCTCTGTGAATCTGGTGAAGCAAGCGAAGACATGCAAGTGTTTTATGGGGTTTATAAAAAGGCATATCCCGTGAATGACAGTGATTGTGTCGTGAATCGGATTTCACACACATTCGAAAAACTGCAATTAGACCTGCAACGCAAGATAACAAGCGAAGGTCAGAACATGTTGCAATCGTTTGTTTCTGGCAATGACATTGATGCTAATGTTCTTGTTCAGGTCAACCAGATTTATCAATCATACAAACGTTTTCTTCGTATTCAGGCAAAGCGGATAAATGCCAATAGCAAGGACAACATTAAAAACAAGATCCTGTCAACCGCTAAAATCAATGAATCTATGCGGAACCATTGCCGTAAAAAATTGATGGATATTTGCGGAACGAATCAGAGCATGTTTGATTCGCTGGTAGCGGTCTCAAAATGTGATAGTAAAGCTATCTGGGACATTATGGGGGATAGCATTATTTCAATATTAGGGGGAAAGAAACAGTGATTATTTTTGATTATAAGAAATATTTGAAGGATGTTAAACGAGATGGAATATCGGCAACTGATCCATACGCCAACAGCAAAATAGATATGCTCTTGACGGACTTAGTTTTTAATTCTACTTACTCCAAAACCAGTATCATAAAAAAGGTTCGGAAAGTCGCAACGGACTATTACAACGGATTGCCAGATGATTTAGTCATACAAGAGTTGACGGACTCATACAAGAGAATCAAAGACAAGGGAGAAGCTACACAGGAAGAAAAGAAGGTGTTGACGCTTTACAAGTCCGAAATGGAAACTATTGCACAGTTGAAAGATGAAAAACTGCAAAGACTCGCTTTTGCTTCATTGGTGGCGTTTAAGTATCATGCTCATCATTTAATATATGGAGAAGTGCAATATTATAAAATGATTGCTGAATGCATGAGCGACATTTACCAACTTGCGCACTTTGAAAGCGTAAGCGGAACAACTAAAAACAAGTTGCAACACAAGTTGTCGGAATTGGGTCTTGTGCAATATAGGATGAAGACCAATAGCGCATATCGCTATCAACCCATTGATGACGGATCCCGGAAAAGATGGATAGCATTCACTCAATTTACTGTGCCGTTTTGCGTGGAAGTGAAGGGAGCGCAAGAAGACGAAGAAGTTTTTATGCAGATGAAAAACTATGACGACGTTTTGTTGTATTGGCGTTTGTATAATAAGGATCCCAAAGTCACAACATGCGCTTGTTGTGGGTCGCCCATTGAAATAACAACTAACTCCAAACTGTATTGTTCCACTTGTGCCGAGGAAATAAAAAAGCAACAGGACGCAGAAAGATACAAATCTAAAAAAGCAATGTAAAAAATCGAAAGTCAAAAGACTTTTGGGGCTTTTTTTAATATACAACATTTGTGTGTTAAGTCGAATATTTTTCGGGGGGCTGTCAGGATGCATAAGTGAATATGTAGTATTCAGTTCGAGCCTTTTTTTACAAATTTGTTTATCGCAAGAGGTGATAGCACATGCAATCTATGCAAGACGCAGTTAACCAATACTGCAAAAATAACAAAATTCTGAAAAAGGATTTTGCGCAGAAAATCGGCGTGACACCTGCCAAGCTATCCCACTGGTTGGCAGGTCGAACACGGTTTTCAATTCAGACCCTTGAACGGGTCAGAGCCGTAATAGGCTAAAAACCTTTCTTTTGCTTTAAGCACTACTCAATCTGACAAGGGGGAGTTAAAACGACTCCCCCGAAATCAATATTAATCCGTGACCACGCATCACGGTTAATATATAGGCTAATAGCGACCATGTTAGCCCAACACAAATATACCTCCAATTTTTAAATCATTTGTGTTGCCATTTATTTAACGTTTTCTTTCCTCCTAATTATTAAGAATCGTTAAGCGCTCTGGCACATGGCGTTATATGTGCCAAATAAAAAAAATCAACAACTGAATTAATGGGTTTTTGTCCGTGAACTATTTATAGGGCATGGAAAATTAAACATGAACGAGGTTTTAAAATATGAACGAGAATGAAAATAAACTTGAAAATGAGATTGTTGAATCTGGCACAAATCCCGAAACTGATATTAATTCAGGGTCGGAGAATCAGGAGACAGAGACAGCAACCGGCACTATCACATTGACACAATCTGAACTTGATAAGCGCATACAGAGCGCAGAGGACAAGTTGCGAACTAAGTATTCTGCAAAAATCAAGGATCTTGAAAAGCAGATTGCAGAATCGAAACCTGTCGAGAAGTCCGATGCAGAAAAGGACTATGAGGAGAGGTTGGCAAAACTTGAAGCGAGAGAAAAAGCCCTTGCCTTGAACGATGCATTGACAGCAAAGGGTATTGATAAAGGTCTTGCACAATACCTTCGAGATGATGTCGATGTGGACGCACTTTCAAGTGTTATTGATTCGCTTGTGAGTACCAGAAACAAGCAGAACTCATTTGTGCCGACAGGTCACAAGTCCGGTGAGACTATGACGAAAGAAGAGTTTAAGCGTCTTTCGATGGACGCAAAAGAAAGACTCTTTGCCGAAAGTCCTGAACTTTACAGAAGTCTTGCCAGATAACAATTAACCTTTGCGTGCATTTGCACGCTTTTTTTTTGTTTATAGGAGATTATAACAATGTCAATTTTTGTACCTGAAATCTTCGGGGATGCGACTAATCAGGCGATGGAAAGTGCGCTGATGATGACGAAGGTAGCAACCGATTATAGTGATTTTATTCCTGAACTTGCTACGTGCGGTGATTCCGTCAATTTTGCTAATTTTGCAAGAATCGCTGATGCGGTTACAGTCGGTCGTGACGACACATTGACACCTAATGCGGTTTCTATGGTCGATTGTAGCGCACCTATTAAGGTTGTTGCAAATGCAGTTCGAATCAAGAACGTTGATGCAATTCAGATTAAGGGAAATGTTAAAGACCGCATGGCGGAGCAACTGGGCGAGTCAATGGCGAAAGCCGTTGACGTGGATCTTGCAACCGCTATTGTTGACGGTGCAGTTTATAAAGAGAATATTCTGAAATCTGACTTCAATGCAAGCGCTATCGAAGGTGCGCTTGATTGTTTTGGCGACCGTCAGAACGTTGCTGACATGGCAGGAATTGTTGCACATAGTTCTCTTCGTTCCGCTATCGTTGCTATGGACGAGTTCAGTTCCGCTAACAAGACTAATACCGCTGACGCTAACGGTATCGTTGATAATAACGTTCTGGGCTTCTGGAATGGTATCCCGATTTATCTTTGCGATACTGGCACATCTTACCAGATTACCGTTGAGAATGCCAAGAAGAATGCGGTTATGTTTGCGGTACTGAAAAAGAACGCTCTCGCCTACGTTTTTCAGGCACGTCCCACAATCGAGGAAATGCGTCAGAGTCTCGACCTTGCAACAGATGTGGTTGCAAGCGAACTTTATGCGACTAAACTGATTGATTCCGCAGGTGCTTCTGTTCTGAACGTATATACTGCTTGATAAAGCCATAATCACTTTTGAGTGACTATACATTCCTATGTCCGGGGCGATGAGTGAAAAACTTGTTGCTCCGAATTGAGTTTTACCAAATATTTTAAATAATCATAGGAGAAAAGTATTATGCCAAATTTGAATAAAGCGAATAGACAGGTTTGTGACGTTGACATTAGAGTGCTTAAGACTATGCAACCCTTCCTGTTTTTCGATACAGCCAATACCACAACCGCAGGTCTGACAGGTGACGCAGTTTATGCAATGAAAAAGGGTACGAGAGCAATTGCTTTCCAGAATCCCATTGAAGGGGAAATGTCACTTACCGCAAGTGTAATCCCCTTTAAGTTCTACGCTCTTCTTTCCGATGGTGTTATCGAGACCGAAGCGGCGTATGCTACAAAGAAGATTGTCAAGGCTACCGAGGCAGGAAAACTTTCTGTTGAGAATGCGAAAGCAGGTTCCGTCTTTGTTTATAAGGTTGGCGAGTATGGCGATGAGCCTATCGAGGGTACATTCGCAGACAACACTTTTACCGCAAAGACCGCAGGTGATATTGTTGCAGATACAGAGTATGAAGTTGGCTATCTTGTTGTCAAGAATACAGGAGTCAAGAAGGTTTCCTTCAACAACAAGAAGATTCCGCAGGACTACTTTATTACAATGTCTACTCTTGACAAAGATGAAGTTGGTGTTCTTACTCCCTTCATCATTACCGCTTATAAAGCGTCCATTCAGAGAGATTTTGAACTTTCTTTCAGTTCTGAGGGAGACCCGGCAGAACTTACACTCACATTGATTAAAACAAACAGTGTGCGTGCACCGAAATGTGCATGATAAAATACTCATTGAACTACTGGAAAACCCTAAAGCTAACTAAACCACAACGTAATGATGAAATATACATAAGCGTGATGGTTGCGAAAGCAGAAAAAATTAGTTAGATGGCATATGGTTAAATCCTAAGTGCTACATAATGGGCAATCAGTAACTAAGACCCGAACAGGGTAAAGCCCAACGACTATCCCGTAAGGGAGTAGATTACAAGCTATTGGTAATCGAAGTGGTGAGAATCCGTAAAGGATTAAGATATAGTCTACACTCTATTGAAAGATAGAGATGCGGTTAGTCCGCTGGGAGCGATTAGCGACCGCTCTTGAATACATTGGTTGATCTTATGGAAGATAAGGACGGCAACGTTCTTGACTTCGTAGAGGATGAGAGTGAAGCAATGTAATATTGCTGTTCTGGTTGTTTTTGGGTAATTGTAGTTATTCGAAACAACTTGTATATACATACCCTCTCAAGACAGGGGGCAAGCAACTAACACTTGCTTGTCCTCTGTTTTTTTTATTTGTTGGCGAAATTTTTTTACGAAATTTTATCTTGAAAAGGAAATATACATGTTAAACAAACAAGAATTAATGAATTATCGACTTCTGCGTGGAGTCTCGCAACGTGAGGTTGCTAAATTTGGTGGGATTTCCAATGGTCTTGTATCTGGCATTGAATCAGGAAACAGGAACATTACCGAGGAAAACCATAGGGCTTATGTGAACGGGGTTAATCTCGCTTACGAGGCGCACAAGCAAAAAGCGAGAGAAGAAAAAGCCAAAGAAGCTAGAAAAGCGCAAAGAGCGCAGAAAGCAGAATCATAACGAGAGACAAAAAGAATAAGGGTGAAGAAGCGATTCTTTAAGGGGGAAACAATGATAAACAATGAAAATGCAGAATCATTTTTCCGGATGGTGGCAAGATTTGCAACTTCATCCAGAAGACTATTATTTGATACTTACTGACGACATGGATAGTTATTATTCCTGTCGTTATTTGCACAAGATGTTCGGAGTTGAAATTGGGGGCTTTTATCGGTTTGGCAAGGGTCTTTATCTGTTTCCGGAATACAAGGACTGTGAAAAGGATCCTGTCTTTATAGATTGTGCCGTTGTGCGTGATGGAGTAATGACGTTTGACAATCACAGGTCGCTTGTGGTTAATCACATGGCAATCAATCCCAACTTGATAACGGATAGAGCAAGTACGAAGTATTACAACAAGAAGTATTGCGGTTCAACTTTGATGCTTTTGTATGCTCTGTATGGTGGAGAACTGACAGAGTTAGAAAAACAATTCGTTCTAGCGATTGATGGTTTTTACATTGGCTATTACAAAGACAATGGAAGATTCAGAGATATAAATATTAGTTGGTTACAGGAATTAGGCATAGAAAAAGAGTTGTTACTAGTGTTGGAAAGCCACAATATGCAGTTCTTTCAAGACCTGATTGCAAAGTATCAACTTACGGAAAAGATATATATGTCAACCGACAATAGACTTTTCACTTTTGCCGACATACTGCCAAAAGACCAACTAATTCAAGTGATGCGCACGCATTGCAGGAAGATAACAAAAGAAGAGTTGTTAGCAACTCCCATTGGTGAAAGAAAGTTATTTACGGCAGCCGAAACATATAACGGTTACTATATCGCTGATTTTGAAGGGAAAGAGGAATGAACGAGAATTATATCTATGGTCACGACTTGACCATTAAAGAGATTAGCGAACGTTGCAATTTTACGAAAGAATACGTTTCACGGACATTGATTAAAAACAAGCACTATACAGTTACGTTTGATATAAAGATGGCTTACTCATACAAGCAACGGGGATATAAGGTTGTTGTATGGGGCGGACTCTATGAAAATGTATTAGTTTTTGTATTCCAGAAGAAACGTGTTAATGTGCGGTCTTTGCCGTTCTAAATATGGAGAAACTTGAAAATGACAGATGTTTTATTCTGATACACATAAATAAAAGGAAATATGAAAATATGAGAGAATACGAGATTGTTAAAATTGGAAACAGACACTCGATTAACGGAGAACTGTTCTCGCAGGATATTATAGAGATTTACCCACTTGACGAATTTAAATATAATCAATATTTTGCTGATTGCATCTATGCATATATCAAGGGAGTTGACGAGGATCTTTCGGGGGCTTTCCCTATTCTGGCGTTCGATGATGGCGAGTATTCAGGATGCGTTGCAGTTCTGGCTATTGTCGAGAAAGAAGACGAAGACGGCGAGACAGTTGTTTTGTCCGTCAATCCAAAAGCACGCATGATTGCAGACGAATACTGCAAAGACGCTTTTTACCATGGACTTTCAAAGGTTCAGCAGTGGTCTAAGTTGATGGAGATTGCGGAAGATAACGACCTTCTTTCTGAAATGGTTGATTTTGTAGATTTGAAGATTGGATTTCATTGATTAGAGAAAAGAGAGAATGTTAAACAAAGAATATGCCGTGATAACTTGACGCTTCGTTGTGTCAGTGTCACGGCATTGTAATGTTTTTGGGGGTATATGTTATGTTGATTGAAGATAAGAGAAGGTTAGAAAATTATCCCGATGTTTTGACACCCGATGAAGCTATGCAGGTCTTGTCTATTGGAAAAAATACAATTTACAAACTGTTACAGTCCAATGCTATCAAATCTTTGAAAATTGGGAAATTGTACAGGATCCCGAAAGCCTATTTACAGGACTTTATCTTGTCATGTTATAATGACTCTTGCATAGATAGCGCACCTGTGAGAGCACAGGAAGGGGGTCTTATATGATAAGATGCTCAACAGGTCAGTTAAAAATTCAAAGCAAAGGTGGAAAAGACTATTACAGGTTACGTCTAAACCTGATTGACGATTCAGCGCAAGACCGAAAAGACAGATACAAGGATGTATATAAAGATACGGGGCTTGTTGTTGGTGGCAAAACCAATGGAATCAAAAACATCAATCTTGCAAACGAGATGCTAACGCAAGCCATACGGGAGTATACCCCAATTGGGGCGAACATGCCGTTTTTCAGGTATTGTGAAGTTTGGCTTGATGGCGTGAAAGCAAATCATGAAATCGCAACGACAACCAAAGAAGGGTATGAATATAAAGTATCCTACATAATACGATACTTCGAAGGGTTCAAAGACAAGACCCTTGCTGATATTAAGACGCAAGATCTTAGGGATTTCCAAAATTCCCTGTATGAGATTGAACGCAAGACGCACACGCAGAAAAAAGACGTGGGGCTGTCTGATAGGTCGGTTAGGGATATTATGGTTCTCACGAAACAGATATTCAAGTATGCGCAGGACAACGGACACTTACGAGGGGCGAACCCTTGCAATCTGTTAAAGTTGCCAAAGAAGAAAAAGAAAGAAGACGACTTGCCATTTATCGGAGAAGATGAAATAGAGACTTTCAAGGAAGAGTTGAAAGAAAATTGTGATGGTAACTTTCCGCTTGAATGTGCTTACTTAGTCGGCTTGTTTTATGGATTGAGGCGTGAAGAAATATGCGGTTTGAGATGGTCGGCAATCAGGAACGGAGACATTCACATTGAACATACCGTTGCCAGAATGAAAACACTGGTTGCAAGGGACGAAACAAAGACATCAACCAGCAACAGGACATGCGCATTACTCCCACAAATTGAAGAGATGCTAGACAGGATCAAGAGCGAACAGGCGAAAAATCGGTTGTTGTTTGGCAATACCTACCACGAAAGCGACTATGTATTTACTTGGTCGGATGGTAGACCGTTTTCACCTGATTACTTGACGAAGAAGTTTCGAAAAATCATTGACAAGTCACAGCGACTTGACAAGCGGTTGCACTTGCATGATTTGCGAGTTAGTTGTGTGTCGATCCTGATGTCTAAAGGGATCCCGATTAAGGACGTACAGAAGTGGGTTGGACATGCGGACATCCAGACGACCCTAGACATTTACACTCGCACAACCCGGAAACGGCAACTTGAAACCGCTAAGACGATGGCGAATGTGTTGTTTTGAAGGTCTGGAAAGATTGTTAAAAAAGTGCGAATGTCGGGAAAAGTGTCGGTAAAAAATGAATTTTCATCGGTTTCTGAAAAATCCGACAATTCAAAGACGAAAATTGTACTTGAATAAATACAATTTATTTTCGGATGAAATCGGGAAAAGCTAGAATAAAAAGTGGAACAAATCATATAACTGTTGCTTCTAGGGCAGGAAAAATAGAAAGTCGGTAAAAATTCGGTAAAAATTACCGACAAAATAATTTACTCCATACAAAAAACACCCAAAAACCGTAGTTTTCAGGTGTTTTCCGCCCCTGCCAAGAATCGAAGCGACGGGATTCGAACCCACGACCTCTGCGTCCCGAACGCAGCGC